CAGTAGGTCATGGTCATTTACATGGTAACTGTAGTATGTGCAGAAAGAGATTATCTGACGATAGATCAATGAAAGTTGGTTATGGTCAGACTTGTGCAAAAAATTGGGGAATGCCTTGGGGGGAAAAATAATGAATATTTATTTAACTAAAAAAGATCAGGAAGTTTTAAAAGCAATTTTAAGACAAGAGCAAACTTCTCAGACATCTACATGGGAAGTTAATGGAGAAAGAAATTTTATTGATGTTGATATTCTATTAATGAAATTAACTAAAAATTGGTTTAACTCGAAAGGAAATAAGTAAATGAATGAAGTAATTAAAGATATTGAAAGACTAAAAGAAGTTCGAGATCAAATAAGTTCAATCAATGGGATGTATTATACTAAAAATATAATTCAAGACATGATTGAAGAAAAAGAAATCGTAGTAAAAACTTTCGAGAAACATCATGCTGATGACCGAAG